GCTAGATAAGCTTCCACTAGAAGCTGCTGAAGCTTGTAATCCAGATAGACCAGAGGCAGCTATTAAAGCTCTAGAGAAGTGGGTAATTAATGTAAGAGCTGATTTATCTGATACTATTTTATGAGCACTAAATTAATTAAATTTGTAGCAGCTGGAGATAATCATGGAGACAAGTGTGATCCATCTAGTAAGGCAGCTCTGCTAGCTTACTGTAAAGAGTACCAGCCAGATATACGCATCCACTTAGGTGACTGCTTTGATCTTAGAGCTCTCCGTAAGGGAGTAGGAGCTACAGATAAAGAAGCTAAAGAAAGCATGGAGAATGACATTAATGAAGGCTGCAAATTCCTAGAAGATTATAAGCCTCATGTATATTTACTAGGTAATCATGAAGCTAGATTAGATGCGTACATAAATAATTGCACTGATGCTATGAAAGCAGATAAGGCAGCTGATATGAAGGCTGCTATTATGCGAGCTGCTAGGAAAGCTGGAGCTCGCACTATACTCCCATACCATGCGGAGAGGGGCATATACCAGCTGGGCAGGATCAGCTTTGCTCATGGTTATGCACATGGAGCTAATGCTGTAGCTCAGCAGGGACAGCATTATGCATCAGCTGGTGGTGGATTTGTATGCGGACATATTCACAGGCTAGAGATGGCAAGCTTACAGAAGTGGGGTGGTGGAGCTGCATACTCAGCTGGATGCTTATGCTATAAAGACATGGGATATAATGAGCATAGATTAGGATCAGCTAAGTGGGGATCAGGCTTCGCAGCTGGCTGGGTAAAGGGTGATCAGTGGAAGATCTGGCTAGTGCATCCAGTATCAGATAATGAATGGGTATGGAATACTCAGATAAAAGTATGGAAGCCTTAATAAAATTATGATGATTAATAATAAAATAATTAAAGCTTACAGTAATCTTTATGAAGCTATTAATCATGATGTAGCTACAGTGTGCCCAGCTGGATGGTACTCTACAGCTGATCTTCAGCTACACTGGGAATATGCTACGCTAAGAGCTGCCAGCTCTAGAGCATTAGATTATTATACTAAGGGATTATTTATTAGAAAAGAATATAAGCTTAAGAATAAATCTACAGGCTGTAAGGCTTACGCATATCATCCATCCCATAAATATAAAAGCTTAGCTCAGTGTGATTATGAGTATAGGAATTATAATGTAGATAAGATCCCAGCTGGATGGGTAAGTGTCAGAGATCTAAAGATTAAGTATAAAATCTCTAAGAGCTTTGTACATGATCTGATAGATAAGTGGAATTTAGATTATAAAATATATAAGGCAGCTAATAAGCTAGGTGGATATACTGCCATGATGTTTATTAATTATAATAAATTTAAGAAGCTATATGACCAGAGAAGCTGAGATCCTAGCTGTAGCTAAAGATATAATTAAGCCTGTGTACACTGGTGATGCAGTGAAGTGGGCAGAAGATAATATACTGGATGTACCTGATAGCCCTATTAGGGGTAAGCTAAATCTATCACGCACTCCTCATATAGCTGCAGCTCTTAGAATACTTACAGATCCTGAGACAAAGCTAGCAGTGATCACAGCTAGTACTCAGTCAGGTAAATCTCTCTTACAGCGGATCTATTCATGCTGGCAAATAGTGAATGCACCAGCAGCATTCATGATGCTGCAGCCTAACGATCCTGAGGCAAAAGACTGGTTTATGAGATATGTAAGACCACTCTTTATGCAGTGCCCACCAGTGAGAGCTCTGCTGAGTGATAGTGATAATGATAAATCTACCATAGCTGACTTTAAGAATGGTGTGACACTTTACTGCAGAGGAGCATGGAATGAGAATAACTTACAGAGATTAAGCTTACGCACAGTGATCTGCGATGAGGCATGGCTGTATCCCAGAGGACATATACTAGAGGCATCAGCTCGCACTCAGAGCTTTAGCTGGATGGGCAGAGTAATAGTAATGGGACAGGCTGGATGTGTAGGTGATGAATTCACTACACTGATGGAAGGCACTGATAAGAGAGAGTGGAATTTTAGCTGCCCAGTATGCAGTAAGCTCCAAGCTTGGAAGTGGGAATATGTACGCTTCCCAGAAGATGCTAAGCTAGCTGGTGGTAGCTGGGATTATAAGAAGGTAGAGAATGGTACTACCTATGAATGTAAGCACTGTAATACTAGGCTGCCAGATACATCAGGTACTAGAGCTGAAGCTAACAAAATTGAAAGAGGAGCTAAATTTATTCCTACAGCTAACGCATCCAGCTGGGGATCTGTAGGATTGCACTGGAATTGTTTATGTAATTCCAGCTGGGGTAAAGAAGCTGTTAAGCTGCTGAAGGCAAAGGAGAGCTTCGATTTGTATAATGATACGGAAGGCAGGAGAGTATTTAAGCAGAAAAGATTAGCTCTGGCATGGTCAGAGGATGGTGGTGAGATGGTAGCTAAAGCTGAGGCTGGTGATTACAGCTTAGGTGACAGCTGGGATAAAGAGGCATGGATCACTCCTGAGGCTAATGTAGTAGATGTATCCAGCTCCACCATTCCAGCTGGCAGCATACCTTTCCGTACCCTAGCTGTGGATGTACAAAGAGGACACTTCTATGCAGAGGTACGCAGCTGGGCTAAGACTGGTCACAGTAGGCTGCTGAGCTTTGGCAAGCTTGAGACATGGCAGAGCATAGATGATCTCTGTAAGCAGTGGAATATAAATAGAGCTATGGTAGGAGTAGATAGCGGAGATCAAACGCAGGAGGTATATGCCCAGTGTGCAGCTAGAGGATGGAAAGCTTTAAGGGGATCTGGTCAGGTAGATTTTACTGTGCAGGATAATGTGAATAAAACAGCTAAGAGATTTTACAGTGATAAGCAGCTGATCTTTGTACCCAGCTCTAAGAATAGAGCTGAGATGATAGTATGGAGTAATCTCAGTACTAAGGATCTGCTAGCTGGGCTGCAGCTCAGAAAGATGCATACTTATCCCAGAGATATAGGTGATGAGTATGTACTACAGCTTACAGCTGAGATCAGGATTAAAGATAGCAGAAGTGGTAAGCCCATGTGGATCATGCCATCAGGTAGAGCTTATGGTAATCACGCATGGGATTGTGCCTGTATGGGATTAATCCTAGCTGTGAGATGGGGTATTATAGGTAGGGAAGCTACAGCTGATAATACCAGATCTAATCCATCCACTGATACCACTAGTGCTTAATTGTCATTTAATGCATAATTAATGGCTTCAGGATTATTTATAGGCTTAACTGAGAATGAATTACTGGCGATCAAAGCCAAAGCTGTGAGCTTAATCACAGCTGGAGTGATCACTGTAAATTACTCTGACAGTGGCACATCAGTAGGGAAGCAGATCAGTATGCCAGCTAAGGAGATGCTTAGTGAGGCTATGATGGCTTTAAGGCTTCTTAATCCTGCAGTATATGGTGAGCACACTACTGTGATCCGTACTAAGTGGGATAATTACCTAGATTAATTTATGCCTAAAAAGAAAGCTACTAAAGCCATCATTAAATCAGATACTCCTAAGCTTAAAGTAAAAGCTGGGATTAATCAGTTTAACAGTGTGGGTATGTCTAGTAATAGAGCATACATCTATGGATCTGCTGTAGATTTTAGCTTTGATTATACAGCTTCCGATCGGAAGGAGATGATTAAAAGGCTTAGGCATGGTGAGAGGAATTGTGGGCTGCTGAGGCAGATACTTAATGATTATGTCACCTATGTAGTAGGTGATGGCATCACAGTACAAAGCATTAATGAGGAGCATGAAGCTTACTTTAATAAAGCTATCAGGAATATAGATATAAGTGGTAGATTTAGCTGGGTAGAGATTTTAAGAATTTTAACTAGAGGAGCTCTTAGGGATGGTGATAGCTTCTTAGTGCTTACAGTAGATGATAATGGTGATCCTAAAGTACAGCTGGTAGAAGGTCATAAAGTGGAAAGCCCAGAAGGTAGTACAGATCCTAATCTTTTAGATGGGGTTCAATTTGATAGCACAGGTAAATTGAAAGCTTACTGCTTTATCCAGAGTGATAAAAAAGCTAGATTTATCCAAGCTAGCTCAGTCTGCCATGTATGTGAATATGATTACTCCAGTGGCAGCAGAGGATTACCATTACTGCAGCACAGCTATGCGGACATCCAAAGTGAGGATGAATTGTTAAAGCTGGAGATGCTCGCAGTCAGGAATGATGCGGATGTCACCAGAGTGCTTAAGAAGCAGGGTGGCTATATCAGCTCAGATATGAGAGCTGAGCTATCAGGTAGCTCTAGCTCAAGCTTAGATACCATAGCTAGCAGAATGGGTGGTAAGCTCATAGCTCTGGAAACAAATGAAGATCTGATCTCTCTGGACAGTAAAAGACCAAATGGAAATTTTGTAAGCTTCTTAGAAGCTATCCAGAAAGATATAAATAGAGGCACTGGAATTCCATACGAATTCTCTAACGATCCATCTAAAGCTGGTGGTGGAGCTCTAAGATTAATAGCTGGTAAAGCTGATAGAAGCTTTCAACGCTGGCAGACCATTCTGATAGAGAAAGTATGCACTAAGGTATATCAGTATCTAATAGCTCATGGCATTAGCACTGGTGAGATTAAAGATACTCCTGACTGGTGGAATGTATCATGGACTACTCCTAAGAGATTGACCATAGATGCTGGCAGAGATGCAGCTCAGGAGAGGCAGGATGTCGAATTAGGGCTGCTCAGTATGTCTGAGTGCTACAGTACTAGAGGCTTAGACCTGAAAACTGAAATGCAGAAAAGAGCTAAAGACATGAAATTTATTAGAGATCTAGCTGAAGCTGAAGGCATCCCCATGTGGACACTTTATAAGCCAGCCTTTAATTGGCTGCAGGAGGGACAGGGTAAGCCTACTCCAGCTGAAGTAGCTATGAATAATTTAGATAATAATACTAACAATACTACCCCATAATTTTATCATGAAGAATTTAATTAAAGCTATTAATAGCTCAAAGCCTTTCCTAGTAGATTACACTCTAGCTAAGCAGCATATTGAGCTCACTCAGAAGTATGGCATGACTGATCTGATCAGTCAGCTCTTTGGAGAAAGCCCTAAGCCATATATGGTGAATTCCACCTGTGTAATTCCAGTGGTAGGTATGATAGGTAAGTGCCTATCTCCTATGGAAAGTATTGGATGCTGTGATGTGGAGGAGCTGGATGACTGGATTGATGAAGCTCTAGGAAGTGGATGCACTCAAATTATCTTTGATATAAATAGTGATGGTGGCTGTGTAGATGGAGTGGAGGAGATCGCTAATAAGATTAGAAGCTTACCAGTGGAGACAGTAGCTTACAGCTCTGGATCTATGAATAGTGCAGCTTACTGGATTGGAAGTGCCTGTAATAAGGTAATCACTAGCTTATCAGCTAGCGTAGGTTCGATAGGCTGCTATGTCACCTTTACGGATCTCTCAGCTGCAGCTGCAGCTCAGGGGATTACAGTGCAAGTATTCAAATCGGGAGAGATGAAAGGAGCTGGTATAGCTGGCACTAGCTTATCTGAGGCACAGGCTTCGTATATACAAGCGGATGTAGATACCTGTGGTAATACCTTTAAGGCAGCTGTAATGATGAAGCGGAAATATGCTAAAGCTGAAGATATGCAGGGACAGAGCTTTAGCGGAAAGGTAGCAGCCACTAAGGGATTAGTGACAGGCTTATCTCCTAGCTTAAAGGAATTACTTAAGATCACTGCCAAGTGATTTGACAGCTAATGCATATATAAGATGGATAAAGAATTCCTTACTATTGAAGCTAAATTAGAAGCTAGTGATGCATTAGTAGCATCACTCTCTACTGAGAAGGCAGAGATGCAGAAAGCCTTTGAAGCTTTGGCATCAGAAAAGGTAGCAGCCATCACTGAAGCTACAGCATCAGCTGAAGCTATCAAAGCTCAAGCTGTAGAAGCTGAGATTAAGATCACTGCATTAGAAGCTGAGAAAGCAGATCTAGCTAAGAAGCTAGAAGATGCATTAGCTAATCAGATCACATCCACTAAAGAAGCTGCTAAGATCGTCAGCTCACTGGGTGTCAAACCACTTGCAATCTCTCCAGCTCTAGAAGCTGAAGCTAAAGCTAATGAAGCTCTGGCAGCTAAAGAAGTGCTTAATCAATTCAGTCAGCTTAAAGCTGGATCTGTAGAAAAGCATAACTTCTTTATGAAGCATAAAGCCATCTTAGCTCCATACGCTAAATAATTTTACTAACCCTAATATAAAATAATCTATGTCTAATACATTCTCTGCTGCTCCAGCAGTATTATCAGAAGTAATCTTAGCTGGTCTTAAAGGCAAGCTAGGTGTACTCAGTGCTTTCAGCACTAATCTCGCTCCTATGGCTGTAGGTAAGACCATCCAGTGCTCTATTGTATCTGGTGGTGCAGCTAAGGAATTCTCTAAAGCTAATGGCGGCTACCACGAAAGTGATGCAGCTAATTTAACTTCAGTCAGTGTAGAGCTTAAGCACTATCACTCCACTAAAGACTTTTCTCCTGATGAGATCGGTGAGTATGGTGAACAGTATTTAATTAATGCTTTCGTACCAGAAGCCATTAATCAGCTCACTAAAAAGGTTCATGCTTTAATTGGAGCTCAGCTTACTGCTGCTAATTTCACAGCTACTCCTGAGAATGTTAGCCCAGCTAATTTTAATTATGGTAAAGTAGTAGATCTTAATACTGCTCTTAATGTAGCTAAAGCTGGTGATACCAGAGCTCTCTTAGTGAACAGTGCTTATGCTGGTGCTCTCCGTAAAGATGCTACTCTTACTGCTCCTTTCTCTGGTGCTGGTGTAGCTAATCCTCTGGTGACTGCTGGTGCTATCGGTGCGATCTCAGGCTTTAATGTCTTTGAATTCACTGATCTCCCAGCTGGTACAGATTATGTTCAAGGGTTCGCCTGTGGAATTGA